GATACAGATGGTGACTCAATCAGCAGTGTTTTTTCTAATGGAAGCTCAAACAGCAGTATTCAATTAAATGTTCCTGCGGGATTTGATGTGACTATAGTTGGTTTAAATACTACCAATTATCAAATCTTTGGAAATGTTACGAGTACCACTGCACCCGCTTTTGCTGACCAGTAATAGGAGGTTAGTATGGCTGATGCAGTAACCACACAAACCATACAAGATGGCCCCTCAACGGCTATCTTTAGGTTTACAAATGTAAGTGACGGTAGTGGTGAATCCGCTGTCGCAAAGATTGATGTTTCTGCTTTGTCAAAAGATCCTATGACTGGTGCATCATGTACCGGAGTGACAATTCAAAAAATTTATTACTCAACGATAGGTATGAGTGTAAGGATTTTGTTTGATGCCTCTACTGACGTTATGGCTTGGCAGTTAAATGCCGATTGGTCAGATACTTTGGATTTCTCTGATTTCACAGGTATACCTGATTCTAAGCCAAGCGGAACTACTGGTGATGTCTTATTCACTACAATAGGCCACTCAAATGGTGATGTGTATAACATAATCATGCAAGTCAGGAAGGTGTACTAATGGCAAAGCTAGAGATATTTGTTAGCGGAGTATTCGGCAAAACCGGAGAGGATGCTTATCAGATAGGCAGTAAAAACGAAGACGGTGAGTATGTTGCCGCTTCTGGCGATGTGTTTGTTAAATCAGATGCTGAAGCTGCCTTGAAGGATATGCAACCAAAGGAAAAGAAAGCTCCAGCTAAGAAAACTGCACCTAAAAAGGCAGCGCCCAAAAAATAATCTTTATGGCTAGGAACTACAAAAGAGAATACAAGAAGTTCCACTCGAAGCCAGAAGAGAAGAAAAGACGGGCTGGCAGAAATGCGGCTAGAAGGAAAATGGCTTCTTCTGGGGCTGTTTCTAAGGGGGATAAGAAAGATGTCCACCACAAAGATGGAAACACCCATAACAACAGAAGGAGCAACCTTCGAGTTGAATCTAGGTCTAAAAACAGGGCTAGGAAAAAATGAGTTTAACGGACGCAGAGAAAAACAGATTAAAAAAAGTCGGTCTATCTGGTCTTAACAAACCAAAAAGAACTCCTAAGCATCCAAGCAAGAAAGCTGTAGTCGCTGTTAGAGATGGCAGCAAAATGAAGATAATTCGTTTTGGCGACCAAAAGATGGGACACAACTACAGTGCGGAGGCTCGTAAAAGCTTCAAGGCCAGACATGGCAAGAATATAAAAAAGGGGCCTACTAGTGCGGCCTACTGGGCAAATAAGGTTTTCTGGGCTGGTAAAGGGGGAAGCAAGAAGTCTCCTCCCAAATCTCAAAAGCAAAAGTTTGGTAAGTCCTAATGGCTATCAGTAGGGCGCAACAGAGAAAGCAAACATCATCTGGCCCAGCAAAGCGCAAGCAAGCAAAAGTAAAAAAGGTTATGAAGGAGTTTAAGTCAGGCAAGTTGAAGTCTGGCGGATCTGGCAAGAAGGTTAAAAACAAGAAGCAAGCTATAGCAATAGCACTGTCTGAGGCTGGGCTTTCTAAGAAAAGAAGGAAGAGATAATGGCTACAAGCGGAACACATGCTTTTAATCTGGATCTTTCTGATGCTATAGAGGAAGCTTTTGCCAGGGCCGGGTTGGAGTTGCGTAGTGGATATGACTACAAGACCGCCAGAAGAAGCATAGATCTTTTGATGCTTGAGTGGCAGAACAGGGGGTTAAACCTCTGGACTGTTAAATTCGGCACACAGACTTTGACCGCTGGAACAAACACATATGCTCTCGACGGAAAGATATTTGATATTGTAGAGGGCTTTTTGAGGACCGACTCTGGAGACACTGATAAACAGTTTGATCAAAGTATGAGCAGGATATCTGTTAGTCAGTATTCTCATCTGTCTAACAAGCTAACTAGGGCAAAGCCTTTGGAGTATTACGTCGAAAGAACTCCAGATAATATAACGATAAACTTGTGGCCTACACCGGATGACCAAGAAACTTATATTTTTGCTTACTACTACATGGAAAGAATAGAAGATTCAGGCTCTCCAGCTAGCAATAACATGGATGTTCCAGCAAGATTTTTACCTTGCTTAATATCAGGTCTGGCGTTTCAGTTAAGTTTAAAGTTTCCAGCCGCTGCTAACAGAATGGAGTCTTTGAAGGCTGACTACGAAGAGCAGTGGAGAATGGCTGCTGATTCAGCAAGAGAGAAGGCTTCTTTGTTTGTTGCACCTGGAGGATATAGATTTTGAGTTATGCGAGTGGCAAACATGCTTATGGTTTCTGTGATCTAACCGGATTTAGATATCCACTAAAAGATCTTAAGCCACAGATAAAGAATGGTAGGCCAACTGGGTTGCTTGTCGGTAAGGACGTTTTAAGTCCTGATCAGCCTCAGTTGCAGCTTGGGAGGGTCAAGGTGAATGATCCTCAGGCTTTGAGAGATCCTAGGCCTGATCAGGCTCTTGAGGCAAGCAGGGCGTTGTCTGGTTTCGATCCTGTAGGAAATGATGCGGTTTTTATGCGGGGTCAGGTTGGTATAGCAAGGGTGGTTATAGGCTGATGGCATTTACATTTACGACTCTAAAAACAGCCATACAGGACTATACAGAAAACACTGAAACAACTTTTGTAAATAATTTATCGTTAATAATTACACAAGCAGAAAACAGGATATTAAAGTCTGTACAACTTCCTGATTTTAGAAAAAATGTAACTGGCACAACCACTAGTGGAAACGAATATTTATCTACTCCGTCTGATTTTTTAGCTGTTTATTCTATAGCCATAGATAACAGTGGGTATGAATATTTAATACAAAAAGACGTAAACTTTATAAGAGAGGCATATCCTGTTTCATCCACAACTGGCATACCTAAGTATTATAGTTTGTTTGATGCCAATACCTTTATATTAGGTCCAACTCCAAATGCAAACTTAACGACTGAGTTGCATTATTTTTACAAGCCAGAGTCAATAACTGTTGCTGCTAGTGGTACGAGTTGGCTGGGTACAAACGCAGAGAGTGCTCTTTTATATGGATGCCTTGTTGAGGCTTCGACGTTTTTGAAGAGCGAACCTGACATGATGCAAGCTTACAACGCCAGGTACGAGTCGGCACTAAATGATCTCAGGGTTCTGGGTGAAGGGTACAATACTACGGACAGCTATCGGGCTGGAGCTGTCAGGGTATCTAGATGATGTCTGGGTTCTCATCTTTCGAGGTTGGAGCTGTAAGTGTTGCTACGACTGAGAACATGGGGCATGACCCGGATTTTTGGGCAGAACAAGCAACAAAAAGAATAGTAAGTATAGGCGGTAATTGTCATCCAATTATTGCTCAACAAGCAGAGGCATTTAAGGATGCAGTTCTGGAACAGATTTCATATTACATGAAAGAGGCAATCAAGAGTGACCGCACAACCTTGATAGCGGAGTTAGAGAAACAAGGCCAACAAGAGATGGCTAATATTATAAGGAGACTATAGTGGCTATATCGACAGCTATGTGTACCTCGTTTAAGCAGGAAATACTTGTTGGAACTCACAACTTTACTGCTACCACGGGCAACACTTTTAAACTTGCGTTGTTTACAAGCAGTGCATCTTTAGGTGCAAGCACCACAGCATTTGCTACAACAAACGAAGTCAGCGGAACGGGCTATACTAGTGGAGGATCAAACCTGACATCAGTAACGCCAACCACCTCTGGAACCACAGCATTGTGCGACTTCTCAGATCTTACCTTCTCCAGCGCAACAATTACGGCAAATGGAGCACTAATCTATAACAGCAGTGCTTCTAACAAAGCAGTGTGTGCGTTGGCGTTTGGTGGAGATAAGACCAGCACCGCTGGAGACTTTACGGTTCAGTTCCCAACAGCAGATGCTTCTAATGCGATTATAAGGATTGCCTAGTATGCCAGCAGCTAAAAAGCCAGTTAAGCGGGTTGTCAAAAGAGTTGTAAAAAAACCTGTTGTTATGAAGAAGGGCGGCAAGACTAAATCTAAGTCTCGTGTCAACGAGGCTGGAAATTACACCAAGCCTGGAATGAGAAAGAAGCTTTTTAATAAGATCAAGGCTGGAAGTAAAGGCGGAAAGCCAGGTCAATGGAGTGCTAGAAAAGCACAAATGTTAGCCTCTCAGTACAAAAAAGCTGGTGGTGGATACAAGAACTAATGCCTAAAGACCCTAAGGTTGGTACGGGCAAGAAGCCAAAAGGTTCTGGCAGAAGGTTGTATACGGACGAGAACCATAAAGAT